ACGGGATGTGTTTTTAAACAACACCGAACCCTTGAGTGAGTATGTGCAAAGGCGGGTTAGCAAAGCGTACAACGAGTGGAAAGATGGCGAAGTTGCCATTATGCAAAACCGAGATACCAGCAAGTTTGTGCAGTACCGCAAAGAATCCAAGCCAGCTTTAGAGAAAGTAACCAAGTTGCAAGTGGTTAATGGAGAGATTAAGATTAAGTTAGGTATTAATAAGAAGTATGATTATTCAGATAGTACATTAGATGAACAGTTAGGAAGGGGATGATATGGCTGTAAAAAATGATTACAAATGCCCAACACACGGGTACTTTGAAAGCAACAAGGCAAAATGCCCAATGAAAGGATGTCAAGATGAAGTTTTTATCGTTTTTCTCCAAGCTCCAGCAATGCTTTCAGCAAAAACTCGGTTTACCGACAAGTCAACCAAGCAACTTGCCATCGAGTTTGATATGTCAAACATCAAAACCACCAGAGAAGGCGAAAACCAAAGCGGATACCTTACCCGTAAAAACAAGTTCTCCGAAAAAGAATACGCAGAAGTCGAAAAGTACGCTACCCGCAAAAGAGGTAACAAGGACAAGCTCAAACCTGAATCGATCCCGCAAGCGCAGCCAAAAGAAGCCCGCCCTGGTGATTCAGCGATCTGGGGTGGCGGATTCCAAGGACTAAATATGCAATCCCTACTTGCTGGTCGAGGTATTCAACCAGTACGGGATGAAGCGGTGGGCTTGACACCTTCTCAAGCTGGCATACAATCAGGACCTAGGGTTGATCCAAAATCTACTCTGCGTGATCCTGACAACTTAAAGATTAAGACATGAGAATCCCATCAAACGCACAAGAACGAGAAGATTTTTATTTAGAAACCTTGCAAAAATGCTTGGTATCCAAGGAGGAAAGGCGGGCGGATTACCATACCCTACGGGCTTATTACTTGTTTGGCGCTGGTCCAGAAGAACCGCCAGCCTACTTTAATAAAATTAATCCACACCTTGACCAGCTTTCTTCTTTCTTGTATTCGGCAGACACTACCCGCTTTTCCATTCAGCTTGGTGCGTCAGTCAATCACATTGAACACCGCAAAACACCATCGTTAACCAATGCCTTAAATGATGAGTGGCTAAATTCCAATGCCGACCAAGTGTTCTCGCAAGCCTTAAATTGGTCTTTGGTGTACAACACCACTTATCTGAAGTTAGTTGTAAATAACGGCATACACCCGTACATGATTGAACCATCCTCCGTAGGCGTGCTGCGGGAGGATACCCCTTATACAGACAGGCAAGAAGCCATCGTTCAGACTTATTACATTACTAAATCGGACCTCTACGCCCGTCTGTATTCCCATCCCAAGCGGGATGAGCTAGTCAAGCGTGTTACGACTGGCTCTGGTCCACAAGATAGCGACATCCCTGATGCTGTAAACCGCATTGTTACAAGCCAAACCAACCCAACCATTTACGGTAATGTGAACATGGATTTGTATGGCGAGATGCGCTATCAAGCCAGATTAGCCGAAGATACCGTTGAAATGCACGAATTATGGGTATGGAATGATGATATTGGTGACTATCAGGTAGTCACAATTGCCCAACCCAATGTAATTATCTACGATAGACCTGGCGAATCCCTGTTTATGAAGGGTGAATGTCCATTTATCCAGCTCTGTCCGAACCCTTTATACGATTATTACTGGGGTGAATCGGAGTGCCAAAAGCTTATTTTGCTTCAATCCTTGCGCAATAACCGCATGACCGAGATTTTAGACTTACTCAGTAAGCAAGTTAGCCCTCCTACAGCCCTGACAGGCTTTACAGGAATACTCGATGAGAAGAATTTTGCCTTAAATCGGGCGGGTGGACTGCTTGCTAGCGATATGCCTAACGCTAAAGTGGATCGTTTAGCACCGAATTTGCCCAATGATTTGTTTGATATGTTGCGAGAAATTGATGCGATGTTTGCCGAGGTATCAGGAATCTCCAATGTTCTGTCTGGGCGTGGCGAATCAGGCGTTAGAAGCCAAGGTCATGCTAGCCAATTGGCACGATTAGGTAGCTCACGGGCTAAGAAACGGGCATTAATTATTGAGGATGCGCTAGAAAAGGTTGCTACCATGTACCTCAAGCTCATGCAGTTCTATGATCCTACCCATTACACCGATACTGAGGGTAATCCCTTTATTGCAGACCAATTTACACGGGATTTTGTGGTTAAGGTCGATGCCCATAGCAATAGCCCAATCTTTACCGAAGATTTAAAGAACTTAGCGTTTAACTTGTTTAAGGCTGGAGCAATTGACCAAGAAGCATTGCTTGATATGCTAGAACCTCCAATGAAGCAGTTGTTAAAAGATAAATTAAAGACTAAGATGGCAACAGGTGGTGGTGGAAGCCTACCCGCTTCTGCAACCTCAGGTGGTCCAAGTGAACCAATGGTGGGGTAAATATGGAAAATCAACAGATACAACCAAGAGCCGATCAGCCGATTGTAAGTACGGAATCCCTCAAGCGAGGTGATGCACCAGCCCAATTGCAGTATCGGAATCAAGGATTTCAGAATTACTCTCGTTCACCTAGTACACGGGTGTACGGGCGTGATGTGCGTTAACTTTTTAAGGAGATTGATATGTACGGTAAGAAAATGAAGCGTGGTCGCAAAGCCTGTCGATAAGTTCCTTCACGGGATTTCCTAGGGTAGCGGGAATTAAAATACAGCTACCCACTTGACAACTTATAGATTAGGTTTAATCTATGCAGTAATTTGATAGGAAAAATGTATGGCTGTGCCACAACAAGACCTGATGAAAATGATTAGAAGCCAACGGGATGGAGCAACCCCAGGCGGAATGGTCGAAGTAAAAGATGAAGAAGCCGTGCTGTCCGATGTGACAACCCCACCCATGGCAGCTCCCATGTCAACACCCGAACCCAAGATGGGCAGTAAAGAATCCGCTATGTTGAATTTATCCATGGCGATGGATTTGCTCAATCAAAGTTTGCCTGGCATTGGCGTGAACTCTGCGGAAGGCAAGCGTGTCTTAGATGCAATCCGTGTAATTACAGGGATTCTTGGACCAAACAAAGAGCGTACCGATGAATTGCAACCGACTGAAATTTTAAATATGTTGCAAACTTTACCTCAAGCGGGTGGCGCAACACCTGAGAGTAAAGCAATGACCTCTGCGCCAGCGATTCCTGGCATGATGCCAACCCCGCCAGCAATGCCTAGCGGTGGCGGTATGCCATTACCTCAACCCATGTAAAGGAAATTATTATGGAACTGTTTAAACCCCGTGGTGCTTCTGCTCCTCGCAAACCAACCGACAACAACCAAAAGAACGGACAAGTAATCAATACTCCCCGTTATTCTCAATTTGGTGGCTTGTCTGCATCAAACAAAGCTGGTAGCAAAAACATGATGACCATGAGCCAGCCTGGTGATACCAAAAAAGTCATCTAACGAAAAAAGGGGATAAAGATGAGCTTAGAAGATATTAGTTTAGAACAGCGGGATGAATTAGCCCTCTTGATGAAAGAGTTGGCTGAGAATCCTTCTACTCGTAAAGAAGCATTGCGTTTAACAAAACGCTTGCGCCCAAACTTGCCCATACCTGAACTCGAAATCGAGGACTATACTGAGCAAAAAGTAAGCGCTGCTGAAGATCGGGTCATGCAATTGGAAGCCAAGCTGAAAGAAAAAGAAGCGTTGGAAGAATTGCAAAAGCGCAGAGATAGATTGATTAAAAAAGGTTTGGCTAGTTCGGATGATGATATTCAACAGATCGAGAAAATTATGCTTGAGAAGAACATATCAAACCACGAAACGGCTGCCGAGTATTTTGATTGGATGAAACAAGCTGCTGTGCCTACACCATCTGGCTACAACCCAAGTCCGTTAAAAGGTTTTGACCTGAATAACTATTGGAAAAACCCAGTACAAGGTGCTAGAAACGAAGCAGCAAAAGCATTGGCTGAATTGCGTAAAAACACTCGACCAATTGGTATTTGAAGTTTGCAGTAATAGGGGATATTTAGATTTTTGTTTGGAGATAAACTATGCCTATAGGCGGCGGTATTCTTCCAGCAGCGGGTACATCGCAATATAACGAACTTACTTATGTAACTCGTAGAGCGTTTATCCCCAAACTGGTCGTACAACTTTATAACAGCACACCCTTGATGGCTGCGTTGATTGCAAATAGTCAACAGGCTTCAGGTGGTGTATCCCAGGTAACTGTGCCAGTACAAGGCGCTCAGTTCGTTAACGCACAATGGTCTGATTACTCTGGTAGCTTTACGCAACCATCAGTACAGCAAGGTGCATATAACGCTGAGTTCAACCTTAAACTGATGATTGCTCCTGTACCATTCCTCGGGATGGAAGGTGCTGTACAGCAAGACTATGCAATTATTCCTCTCATTGAAGCTCGTATGAACGATGCAACCAATGTGATGATGGATGCAATGGCGACTGCTTTGTACACCAACTACACGAACACTCAACAATTTATTGGTTTGCCAGGCGCAATTGACGATGGTACTAACATGGGTACATACGGTAACATTAACCGTAGCACCTATACTTGGTGGCAATCGAAGGTTTACAACGCTGGATCAGTCAACCCAACTCGTCAAAATATCCTTCAGTACATTTCTGGAACTGTTAAAAACGGTGCAGAAGTGCCTACTTTTGGTGTTTGCGGATTTGGTACTTGGACACTATTGGCTCAAGACTATGTTGGTCAAGAGCAGTATGTGATTACCCCAGGTAGCGGTTTTGACAGCGATACCAATGGACCACAAGCAGCTTTCCGTGCTTTGATGGTCGCTGGTGTACCTATTTATCCAGACCCTTATTGCCCAGAAGGTGTTGTCTATTTCATTAACTCAAACTACTTGAGCTTGTATATTCACGATCAAGGTAGCTTTGTGTTTACTGGATTTGAAAGCACTCTACCAAACTGGCAGATTGGTTATGTTGGCGCTGTCTTGATGATTGCCGAATTGGTAAGCACCAAGCCGAAGTCAATGACCAGAGTGTCTGGCTACAACTCTATTTCTTTATAAGGAGAACTAGTCATGGCACTCGGCTTAAATAAAATCCTGATCTCAGGTAGCGCAACCAATACGCCTGGCGCATATTGGCAGCTTACAACCATTGCTGCAACTACCGCTGGTACAACCGTTCCCGCTGGTACTTACATCATGTTTGCAACTGCTAATGTGATTATCCAAGCAGTATCGGCATATAACACAACTACAAGCACAGCAACCTACAGCAATGTGGGCGCTATTAATGTGGGTGGTGTTGTAATCTCTGATGGTGTAAATGTCCGCTTGCTAGCAACTACCAACGCTACAGTAACCTTGGCTACTGTAAACGGTGGTGAAGCTGCTTCTGGCACTTACAACGATTAAGGAGAGAAACAATGGCTAACCCCAACGCAGTAGGTAATCTTTACCTAAACAGTTTTGGATACGGCTTGATTGGAAAATTAACTGCGCAATCCCTAGCAACAACGGGAACTGCGCAGATTACGATTCCTCTCGTATCAGGCGGGTTAACCAACGGTGGTGCAACTGGCAATTCTGGTGGGGTGATTATCCGTCAAGTCACGGTGCAAAACCCCTCTGGAACTGTTGCAAGTGCAGATATTGGTATTAGTATCTCTAGTGCTGGAAACATGGGAGCAGCCAATGTGGTTGTTGCCAATGTAACCTTAACGGCAGTAAGCGCTGCTGGTAAATACCAAGACCTAGCAATTGCATATCCAGCAAACACCGTTGTTTCTGGCGCATCAACTCAAGCTCTATATGTAAATGTCAATACCGCTTCTGGTAATGCCAACACCGTAGATATTTGTGTGTTTGGACAAGTGGTGAGCTTCTAATGATTTATGTAACCAATAACTCCGACCAAGACCTAAGAGATGGCTTCGGTGGAGTATTTTATGACTTTAAAAAGGGTGCAACTGTAGAGATTTCAGAGGAAGCTGCCCGTCATATTTTTGGTTACGGTAAAGAAGATAAGACCACCCACTTGGCTAGATTGGGTTGGATAAAAACCGCTAATGATTTTCAAGAAGGTTTGGATCGTTTAGCAAAATGGGATTTATCTACTCAAGCGCCTAAAAAGAACCAATCGTTATCCCCGTTGGTGGAAAGAGTACCCCTACCTTCCCAAAAGAGGGCGGGGGGAAAAGTCCTCTCGGTGGCAGCATGACTTATGGAGTTTAAATGGCAACTCTATCGACTTACATTACGGAAGTCAGACGATTACTCCATGATGCAACAGGAAACTTTTATACCGATTCTCAATTAACAGACTACATTAATAGTGCTAGAGATCGTGTAGTCCGTGATACTGGATGCCTAAGAACAATCCAGATTGTACAAACTCCAGCAAAAGTTCCAGCTTCATCGGCTTTAAATAGTGCAGTTCCTACCAATCCTGTGGCATGGACAGCTAGTACACCAGTCGCTTTAAATGACTTTATTTTTAGTAATATTTTTATTTATCAGGTTACTCTTGCGGGAACAACGGATACAACTCCCCCACCATATCCACAAAGTCAGCAAAATAATATTACGAATTACCCACCCTCTACCCAATTTTTAAATGGTACGGCTGGCTTAACTTATGTAGGTAACTGTGAAAACATTTACTACGCATCTATGCCGTCTGGCGACCGAACCCTTGATATTATTAATATCAACCTATATTGGGGTAACACCCGTGTGCCATTAGATTATTTGGCTTGGTCAGACTTTAATGTGCGCTTGCGCTTTTGGCAGAATTATCTTGGCAGACCTCTAGCATTTAGCAATTACGGGCAAAGCAATATCTACATTGGTCCAATCCCAGATCAAGCCTACCAGCTTGAAATTGATACGGTTATCTTGCCATTACCATTGGTAACCTCTAGTGAAGTAGATACGATTAAAGACCCCTATACCAGCTCGATTAAATTTTACGCAGCTTACCTAGCCAAGTATTACGAGCAAAGTTATGGTGAAGCTGAGATTTATAAACAAGAATACAACAAGCAAACTGCATCGGTACTTACTTCAGTATTTACCCGCAGAATCCCAACGCCTTATAGCTCACCCTACTAGCCATGGCAGCAGCGGAACAGAAAAAGTCCTATGCCGTTATCAAACAGTTTAGAGGGCTAAACACCAAGGCTAACCGTACAGCCATTGATGAGAGTGAATTTAGCTGGATTGAAAACGCCCAGCCGATTGGGTACGGCAATGTCAAAATTATTCCTACAAACAGCAATGTGCTGGATGCTGGCGCAAATACCGTTGTTTTTGCCAATACCGTAACCCATTTATCATCGGTTAATATTGGTTTAAATGACTATGTTGTGGGCTTTATGAGTGATGGATCAGCCCAGTTCTTTAATATCACAACCGATACTTTTGGCAATATTGCATCACCTGGCACATTTTCTGCTAGCGGTGTTCAGATTACCCAATGGAATAACGAGCGTATGCTCATCCTTGATCCTACCAAGGGTTACTTTAATTGGGATGGTAATAATGTTGTAACTATCGGTTCTGTCGGATTGATAGGAATTGTTAATCAAGGAACAGGCTATACCGAAGCGCCAACCGTTACTATTAACGCTCCAGACCAAACGGGTGGAGAACAGGCTAATGCAACAGCTACTATCTCTACAGCTAATGTAGTAACTTCTGTGGCAGTTGTAAATGCGGGTACTGGGTACACTAACGCTGCTAATTTAACGGTTACCTTTAGTGGTGGCGGGGGTGGTACG